CTTAATAACCATTACGATATACAAGTAGGGCCAGGTGCTAGTTTAAATATACAAGTAGATACTGGTGATGTCAATGTAGTTACCAGAGTAGGTAAAGTTAATGTCAATAGTGGTGGTGACTATAACTTAAAAGTAGGTGGTAATTACACACTAACCGTTGATGGTAGCCATAGTGAAACAATCGCAGGCACTCGTACTGAAACGGTAACAGGCGACAACACAAAGACAGGTAAGACAATAAACCTAAACTAATCTAAAAACCTAGGAGAAAAAGGGCCATTTAAAACTAGGCCTGCTAGGGTAATCTATAAATGCAATAGACGATACTAGAGATAAACCAGCAGACTTACCCTATACTGGAGACTGGCGCAAGCCATAACTTTTAGGGCACAAAAATTTTTTGGGATATTTTTTATGTCGCTGAAGTGAATATATCTACAAAGCAATAAATAGTTGTATCTCTAAAAAACTGGAAACTTATACATAGATGTGTAGAAACCTCCAGAGAAACCATAGAGTACACACAAAGGATCCACAATGACGATATCGGAGCGTCTATCAAAAATCAAGCGCAAGGCGCAAAAACAGATAACTACTGATAATCTAGTTGATATAAGCGTTGACTTCTTAATTCTAGTATTTGATGTATTGTCTAGTCCGATATTAATAGTAATGCGTTTAGTAAGGTTTTTTATAAGAAAGTATGTTGTTGAAAAAATTAAAAGATTTGTTAAGTGGTTTCTCCACAAGGTCTGTCGTATTGATAATACGCCATTGGATTGGAAGGATTAAGATATGATTACTTTTTGGATATTAGGATTTAGTATAGCGTTTATATTAAGATGTGTCTTTGCGAAACCATATAAAGATGATGAAGAGAGGTTTAAAGATAAATGGAATTGGACTGGTTTTGGCGGAGGATAGGGCGTCTTTGTCTCGGAGTTTTATCTCTATGTAAAAATGGGGCGAAACTCGTAGGGGTCTCTATGTTTAAATTATCTGTTTAAATCTCCCATAAATAATTATATGACTAAATTAGTTTTAATACTTTGTGCTGTCAATACAATCGCTATATTGTTCCTATGTTGGAACGCATATATGCAGATTGATAGTCAAGGTCATCTATGGGATATGTTCCAGGACTTTGAACGATTACTAATTGATATATTACAAGGTAGAATAACAGAAACGGAATCAGTATGAGTTTAATTAATCTTACAGATACAGCAAAAACACATTTAATCGCACTTGCAAAAGAACACAATAAAAAGTATGTTCGTTTAGAAGTCAAAGGTGGTGGTTGTGCTGGTTTTAAATATGACTGGTCTTTTGATGATGAACCAAGTAAAGATGACGAAAAGTTAGACTTTAACGAATTTAGTTTACTTGTAGATAAATCAAGTTTATTGATGTTATCAGGAATGACTATTGAATATAAGAAAGAAATATTTGGTAGTTTTTTAGAATTAAAAAATCCCAACGCAACAAGTAGTTGTGGTTGTGGTGAAAGTTTTGGTGTATAATGAATTACGATAGAAAGAAACAAGAAGAATTACTTTACAATGAAAAAGTAAGACAAGCCAATATGCAATCAGACGCAATAGAAATGTCAAATATGATACCTTTAGAAAAAGACTACAAATATCAAATGAGTTTGATGAAGAAACAACTTCAAATGATATTAGATGATAATAGAGGTTCTTCTGATTTAGATAAACAAATTGCAGTATTAACTGCTCAAAATAATATCTTACAGAAAGAGAAAGAGTTTCTATTAGAGACATTACGAGAGAACGGCATATTGACAACTGAATTAGAATAGTATAAGATATAGTTATGACAAAAATGAGAGACAAAACCGTCTTGCCTCAACTAGTTGGTGTAAACAAAGACGGCAAAGATATTAACGGCGAAGTATTATATCCTTTTGGTCCACCTGTTTATAGAACAGAAATAGACGATAACATTTTACAGATGTTAATTGATGAAGGTAAAAGAATACGAGAGCAAAATCACAAAGAACAAGACCATAGAAATCATTTAGCAGGTCATATGGGTGCTTCAAAAGATAGCACTTCTGTAAGATTTGATAAAGGAGAAATTCGTAATCGTGCTGATATGGCGATTGTTCAAAAGGTATTTGAGTTCTTTGATATACTTGCAGCTAACTATGGTCAAGGTTGGCCTAATATTCATAAGACACTATCTCCAGATAATAAACCTAATGTGTTAAGATTAGACCAGTTATGGATTAACTTTCAACACAAATACGATTTTAATCCACCACACGACCATAGTGGTGTTTTTAGTTTTGTAATGTTTGGTGATATAGACGAAAAGATATTTACTGAAAATGTACCACCTACTAATGCAAATGTATCAGGTAAATTATGTTTTACATATGGCGAACAAATTACAAAATTACAAGCAAATAGTTTTACGGTAGAACCTTATAGAGGTTTGATGTGTGTTTTTCCTGCTTCACTTCAACACTATGTAGCACCTTTCTATACTGACTATGAAAGAATAAGTATTAGTGGTAACTACATACTAGAAAGTCCAGGTCAAAATGTTAAACCTTTGACAAGAGAACAATCACAAAAATTAAATTTAGTATAATGGATACAGAAATAATAGAAAAGATAAAATTTGTTTTAAAAGATAAAGTAGCACCATCAGTTGCAGCTCACGGTGGTAAAATTGAATTTAAATCTTTTGAAGACGGCAAATTAAAACTAATGATGGCAGGTAGTTGCGCTGGTTGTGCTATGTCTCAACTTACTTTAAAACAAGGAGTTGAAAGTATGATGAAACATTATGTACCAGAGGTCACTCATATAGAAAGTGAAGATGACCCAACAGCTAAGGAACAAGGTTATACACCTTGGGCATAATAAATGCAATCACAAAGAAAAAGAAGTTTACTAAAGACCTTAACTTGGCGTATATTAGCAACTAGTGATACATTTCTAATTTCTTATTTAATTACAGGCAGATTTGATTTTGCAGGTGCAATCGCAGGTATAGAAGTAATAACAAAAATGTTTCTATACTATATGCACGAAAGAGGTTGGGATAAAGTTAAGTTTGGTCGTAGTGTTAATGAACAACACACGCACATATTTCCTGATTTCAACGAAGTAAAAGTTGAAAAACAGGAAAGATGGATGAATATTAAACCTAAAAAATAATTAAGACGCTAACTTCATTAAAGAATAAGGCACGGTCCACTTACCACTACCATCTTCCATAACAACAGCTTTCTTCGGGTTACATTTAACAATAACACCTCTATGTTGTTTACCATTAGGTCTGCCAAATATTACTTTAGCACCAACAGCAAATTTGTTAATGTCTTCAGCTTTTGCTTTTGCAAGACAAGCCTCAACAATGTATAAGTGTTCTTTATGACTAGGTTCTCTAATCCATTCCAACACTTTATTTAAATCATTAAATTTCACTTCTGACATAATATACTCCTTTTAGTTAAGATATAAAGGTCCTGTCCATTGGATCATATAGTTTCCAGATAGAACATTTCCTCTAGGTTGATTTAATGCAGGTGCATTGTAACCAGCAGGTTTCAATATATCACCTTTTTTAAAATGTTTAAAGTCTTCTTTTACGATAAATGCAAATACACCATTTTCTCTTACAACTTTAATGTATTTCTTTCCTTGAGAAACTTTAATTAAAGAATCCCATTTATCAACTTGTTCTTTTGAATAACCAGTAAGTTCTTTTCTACCATCAGAAGTAGAACACCTTACATAGTCTTGTTTAGCACCTTCCATTAGGTTCTTAACACCTTCTTCTAGTGTTTTAGCAGTTTGATTTACTTTTATCATAGTGTTTATTCTCCCTATTTGTTGTTCTCAATGTCTTTTGCTTGAAAATAAAAAGTTGCAATCGCTGAAACTATCGTAATTGCGAACATAACGAAAAACATTGTCCAGTTTTCTTGTCCTAAACAATGACCACCGCAATCTTCTATTGCACCTACAGCCATTATTGCACTTAATATAGTGATTATTGAAAAAAATGATGTCATTTTTTGTCCTTTCATAGTGTTTGTTAACATATACATACTAATATACCATAGTTAACGAAAGGTGTCAAGCAAAAAATGAGCATTTTTTCAAAAAAATACATAATTTTTGCGTTTTTTGTACTATTTTTGTTCTCTGGATGTTCTTTTAAGTTCACAGATTGCAAAATTTTCCCAAATATTGAAGATAATCCCATTGACAATAAGTTTCAAAGAGAAAGTATTAAAAAAACTTTAAAACACGGCGGTGTTTACACGCAATTTAAATGTAATTTTTAAAAAAGACCATAAATATAGAAAAAGAATGGGAGGTTTATGGCAAGAAAAGGAATTTTTGGCGTAAGTTTATATACTAAAGGAAAACCAAAGAAGACAAGTCAAGGAAAACGAAAAAGAATGGTTAAATTTAGTTCAATGAACAAGTCTAAAAAGAGAAGTTGGAAGGCTTATAGAGGACAGGGTTAATGGAAGGCGAATTTAAGATTAAAGTAGGTAGAAGTATCTACACTTACACTAATTTTGACGATATACCGAAAGAGATTGGTGCTGTTATTTCATTTAATCCTAAATATCCAGAAGAACCTCATACAGAAGAAGAACATAAGTTAATAGAAACCTTTAACGACAAATTACAGGAGCTAATGAAACGGGAATGCCGTCGGTTACGAGAATAGGAGACAAAGATGTTACCCATTGTAGTACACCTGCAAGAGCAGAAGGTTCGCCTAATGTGTTTTGCAATGGTATTGCAATAAGTAGACAAGGTGATAATAATACTTCACACTTGTTACCACCTGTTCCTTGCCCTGCACACTCAGCACCTATAGCAACTGGTAGTACTACGGTATTTGTAAATGGTAAAGGTTGTGGTCGTGTAGGTGACGCAATATCGGGTTGTACAAGTGTTGCTGAAGGTTCGCCTAATGTGTTTGCTGGTTAGTGTATAAATATTAGTGTTATGGCAAACTATGATAGTAAATCTTCAACTAGTAAAGACAGGGTAACCAGGATATATTCTGATTTAGACCTTGATTTTATGCGTAATCATACGACAAGCGATTTAACAAAGTTAGAAGATGTTGAGGCTGTAAAAAGAAGTGTTAAAAATTTAATACAAACAAATCATTATGAGAGACCTTTTCATCCTGAAATAGGTAGTGATGTAAGAGCATTGTTATTTGAAAATATGACACCTCTTACTGCATTAAATTTAGAAAGAAAAGTACAAGAGGTTTTACAAAACTTTGAACCTAGAGCAAAGATAAGTTCAGTTATAGCAGAACCTATTGAAGATAGAAATGCTTATCATTTACAAATTTCTTTCTATGTTGTAGGTATACAGACACCAGTTGTCGTAGAAACATTTTTACAAAGGTTAAGATAAAATGGCATATGTAGATATTTCAGGAAGTAATAATATATGGCAGTATGATAATTCTGCTACTATATCAAACACATATCCTAAATCAGCAGATGGCGCTAATTCAGTAATATCAGGTGGTATTAGAACATATACAAAACCTGGTACAAGCGATACGGTACAAGTTTATATTAGATGTAGAAAAAAAGGTGAAACAAAAGAGCGTGGTGAGTTATCAAAAACTTACTATGACGCACAATAGGAATAAAAAATGGCAAGCACAAAATTAGACATATCAGAATTAGACTTTGACGCAATTAAAGTAAATCTAAAAAACTTTTTATCTAAACAGGCAGAATTTTCAGACTATAACTTTGAAGGTTCAGGTTTTGCAATTCTAATTGATTTACTAGCATACAATACACACTATCTTGGTTTCAATGCTAATATGTTAGCAAATGAAATGTATCTGGATTCAGCAGATATAAGAGCATTTTTAGCTCAACTTTTGTTTCATCTAAAACTGTTACTAAAGGTAATCTCACATTATCATTACAGAGACCGATCAATTTAGCTGCGTATTTAACTGGTGATGGATTGCTTTCAATAAACAAAGATTTATGAACAGGCTGAAGTTTTTTATCTATCTCCTCAGCCATTTTTTGCTCACCTTTATCTTCTGATTTTGAAAATTTTTGCATATCAGAACACATTTTAGGAGCTATGTTGGCTGTAACAGAAATGCACCCTACGCCACCTCTTTTATTATATTCATAAGCAAGACCATCCTCACCTGTTAGTTGGATAAATTCATTACCAATTTTTTTGAAAGTCTCATCTACTCTATTTAAATCGCCAGTTGCATCTTTAACACCAACAATGTTCTTAAGCTCAAATAATCTTGCCATAGTATCTACTGTCATATCAATAACTGATCTACCAGGAATATTGTAAATTATAATTGGTATACCACATTTGTCATTTATAGCCTTGTAATGCTGATATAAGCCCTCCTGAGTGGGTTTGTTATAATAAGGTGTTACTATCAAGGCACCATCTGCACCAGCCTTTTCAGCGTGCTCTGTGAGTGATATGGCTTCTGTAGTAGAATTTGATCCTGTGCCTGCGATCACTGGAATTTTTCCTTTAGCTTCTTGAATACATAACTCTATAACTTTTTCATGTTCTCTATGCGAAAGAGTTGGTGACTCACCTGTTGTACCAGCTGGCACAAGCCCATTTGTTCCATTTTCTAAATGAAAATTAATAATTTTTATATAGGTTTGCTCATCAAGGCTATTGCCTTTAAATGGTGTTACTAAAGCTACATTTGAACCTTTAAACATAAATATTTATATCATAAGTTATTAAAAATGATTTTTAGAAAATCTAAATTACTAATAACAACTATAATTTTTTTAAGCTTTTTTCAATCATCATATTCAAATGAAATAATAATACCTAAGAAAAAACCTGCGTTTAAAAGTCAGATAGTAGTTCCTCCCCTTAAACCAGGAACATTTA